ACCGGCCCTTCCATGCGCCGGACAAGTGGGAGCTGTTCAAACGCTATAATGCCCGTGACGTAGAGGCCGAGATGGGCATCCAGCAGAAGCTCTCCAAGTTCCCGGTACCGCCACAGGTCTGGGAGGAATACGACATCGACCAAGAATCAACGACCGTGGCGTCCGCATCGACATGGAGCTCGTGGAGCAGGCCATTCAGATGGATGCCCGTTCCCGACAGGAGCTGACTGATGCCATGAAGCGCATGACGGCATTGGAGAACCCCAACTCCGTCCAGCAGATGAAGCAATGGCTCTCCGACAACGGCATGGAGACCGACAGCCTCGGCAAGAAGGTTGTGGCGGAGCTCCTGAAAACGGCACCGCCGGAGCTGGCGGAGGTGCTCACGCTCCGGCAGCAGCTGGCCAAGTCTTCCGTCCGGAAATACCAGGCAATGGAGAAAACCGTCTGTAGCGACAATCGTGCCCGTGGGATGTTCATGTTCTATGGGGCAAACCGAACCGGGCGCTTCTCCGGCAGAAACATTCAATTGCAAAACCTGCCCCAGAACCACCTACCCGACTTGGCGGAGGCCCGTGCTCTGGTGCGCTCCGGCGATTTCGATGCTGTGGAGCTGCTGTATGAGGATGTGCCGGACACACTCTCCCAGCTTATCCGAACCACTTTCATTCCCAGAGACGGTGCCCAATTTCTCGTAGCCGACTTCAGTGCGATTGAGGCTCGTGTCATCGCGTGGTTTGCCGGGGAAACATGGCGGCAGGAAGTATTCTCCACGGGCGGAGATATCTATTGCGCCAGCGCATCACAGATGTTCAAGGTTCCCGTGGAGAAACATGGCATCAACGGACACCTGCGCCAGAAGGGTAAGATTGCAGAATTGGCCCTCGGTTATGGCGGCTCCGTTGGTGCGCTCAAGGCGATGGGCGCTCTGGAGATGGGGTTGACTGAGGAGGAGCTCCCACAGCTGGTGGATGCATGGCGGCAGTCCAATCCGAACATCGTGAAATTCTGGTGGGCTGTGGACAGAGCCGTCATGCCCCGCCAGACTGAGGAGCGGAAAAAGCACATGAGCGAGGTCATGAAAGCGAAATGGAGGGAACGCCATGCCGAAAGCGACTAAGAAGATTACCACCATCCCGGCCACGCTGACCCGCTTCACAGCTATGCCAATCACTGAGCAGAAAAAGCGCCGGGTCGCCGGTTATGCGCGTGTTTCCACCGACCATGACGACCAGTTCACCAGCTATGAGGCCCAGATTGATTACTACACGAATTACATCAAGATCCGGGACGATTGGGAGTTCGTCGATGTCTATACGGACGCAGGCATCACGGGCACCAGCACCAAGCACCGAGAGGGCTTCAAACGCATGGTGGCAGATGCGCTGGCCGGAAAAATCGACCTAATCGTGACCAAGAGCGTCAGCCGCTTTGCCCGGAACACGGTAGACAGTCTGACCACCATCCGCCAGCTCAAGGAAAACGGCATCGAGTGCTATTTTGAAAAAGAGAACATCTGGACGTTTGACGGAAAGGGGGAGCTGCTCCTGACCATCATGTCCTCGCTGGCACAGGAGGAAAGCCGGAGCATTTCTGAAAACTGTACCTGGGGCCAGCGGAAGCGCTTTGCAGACGGCAAAGTCACGGTTCCGTTCAACCGGTTCCTCGGCTACGACCGTGGGCCGGACGGCAATCTGGTGGTCAACCGGGAGCAGGCAGCCATTGTTCAGCGCATCTACGCCATGTTCCTTCAAGGCATGACCTACAACGGCATCGCCCAGCAGCTCACGGCTGACGGCATCCTGTCTCCCGGAGGCAAGCCCAAGTGGAATACCTCGGCGGTCAAAAGCATCTTGCCAAATGAGAAATACAAGGGCTGCGCTCTCCTGCAAAAGACCTACACTGTCGATTACCTGACGAAGAAAAAGAAGGTCAATGAGGGCGAAATCCCACAATACTATGTGGAGGACAATCACGAGGCTATCATCGACCCGGACACCTTCGAGATGGTGCAGCGGGAAATGGAGAAGCGCGGCAAGGGCCGGAAGTACCACAGTGGCGTCCACACCTTCTCCAGTAAAATCCGCTGCGGTGAGTGCGGCAGCTGGTACGGCTCAAAGGTATGGCACTCCAACAGCAAGTACCGGAAGGTCATCTGGCAGTGCAATCACAAATTCGATGGCGACAGGCATTGTAGCACCCCGCACCTGACTGATGACATCATCCAGCAGGCATTCCTGTCAGCGGCAAATAAGCTGCTGGCCACCAAGGATACGGTCATCGCGGATGGCCGGGAGATGATGGCCCTGCTCTTTGACACCACCGACTTGGAGCGGGAGCAGGAAGAACTCCAGCAGGAGACGCAGGTGGTCTCCGACATGGTTCAGCAGTGCATCTACGAAAATGCCCACGTCGCCCTTGACCAGACCGAGTACCAGAATCGTTACGACGGTCTGACCGAGCGTTTTGATAAAGCCAAGGCCCGCCTGGACGCGGTCGCGACAGAAATCCATCAGATGCAGACCCAGCGGGCCAGCATCGAGGATTTCCTGAAAGCCTTTGCAGCCATGCCGGATGAGCTGACCGAATTTACGCTGGAGAGCTGGCACGGGCTGGTGGACTACGGCACCGTCTACGCTGCCGATGACATCCGCTTTACCTTCAAAAACGGGCAGGAAGTAAAAGCGTAAACCAATTATGTTAAACGCCTCACTACTGGTTTTCATACCAGCGGTGAGGCGCTTTCTTATTCCATTCAATTTTATGCCAATATTTCATCCAATAATATATGATATTTTTTGGGCAGAGACGCCACCATTAGTTTATACCAAATCTCTCTGGAATACGTTCCATTCTCTATACACCAAATCTTATAATGCAATTTCTTTTCGGCATAAAAATCTATCGGTATTTCCGGATTAGCATCAGCGTATTTTTGCTCGTAGTCTGAGTATATATATTGATTCTTAGTATAATCGATGTGTGTAAAAACATCATCCTCTGGATAATACATGCCATGCAAGAATGTAGTTATACACGGAGAATTTGCTTCTCCAGTAGGACAATATGGCAAAGTCTCAATTTCAATATGAAGAAATGCCTTCTTTCGCGTATCATCATAATCTTTCTTTATAACCATAAGCAGTTTGTCACATGTTTTTGAGTCAATATGCACGATGATTGTTTTGGCTTTTGTAAAATCTGTATCCGTAAAATGAAACTGTGGGCCACGGAATTTCTCAAAATTCAATGTTGAATACGAGATAATCTGGTCTGCAGGTACAGCCAAACGTTCATCTAAACGAAGCAGAATGTCTCCAGAATCGACATTCTCTGTAATTATCTTTGCAAAACCGGGCATACCATCAAAAAAACCAATCTTTGACTTGTTTGTCAACAAATTATACAGATATGCTTTTCCATCAAATATAAATGAATCCGCCCTAAACTCTACTCCGGGAACAGGCGTTAGGCCATACTGATTCGTTTCATATGCAAACTGCTCTCCCAGAAGCATATCGTTTATGTCTATATATTTTTTTCCGAATGTGTCTAAAATAAATCCTGAGATAATAAGAAAAAGAAACTCAGCTTCAACCTGAATGGTTTCAGTTGCTCCGGGCCTACGAATAAAAGCCGTATCATAGTACATTATCCATCCGTGGCTATCGTTTTTTTCCATGTAATTCAGAATATTATCCCCTGTAATACCTTTTTCACAAAATAGCTCACCGACTCGAGTAACCAACGGAATTAGAAATGGCGGAGTTGGAAACGTATTCTCTTTGGTTCTTAAGGACGTAAAATAATCCAGCATCGGTTTATAAATAGAGAAAGCTAAATATTCAACAGCTTTGTACTCCTCAGTTTCTAATATTTCAAATAGAAACTGTTCGATAACATCTGCTTGGTCTTTTGCTGATGATACCATTCTTAATGCTCCTTACTCTCAATCCGAGCCAATGCCTCCAGCATATGCTTCCCAATGGCTTCAGGATTTTTATTATAAGATTCACAAATGAGGCGTAACCCATCGGATGTCAGAAACCTTCCGTGGTCTCTATCATAACACAGACTCTTGTACTCTTCGTATTCTTTCTTTGAAATTGTAGGCAT